ACGTAGACACAAATAGCCTGGTGGGATAATGGCAGACCTAGTTAGCCTGCGTAACGCTCTAGCAAGCGCTCTAAGCGCCGCAGGGCGTGTAGTTTATGCGTTCCCTAGAGAACAAATAACCCCGCCTGCATTAGTGCTAGTACCCGCTAGCCCGTACTTATCGCCTGCCAGTATTGGCGGAGCGGGCAACCGCATTAACGTACGCTTTGAACTTACCGCCATTGTAGGCGCAGCTGATAACCAAGCCGCTTTAGCCAACATAGAAGCGCTAATGCTTGACACGTTCGACGAACTACCTGCAGGCACTTCTATTATTAACGGCTGGTCACAGCCCCAAATACAAGAAGTGTCTGGGCAACAAATGCTTACTAGCTCGCTTACCATTGAGTTAGTAACAACTACATAACAACGAAAAGGAAGGGTTAGCCTAATGGCAACTTACATTACAGGCAGGGACTTAACCCTGACTATCGACGGCGACAACTACGACGCACAAGCTAGCACGGTTACGCTAACAGTTGAAGCAAACCAAGCGGTTTTAGAAGTGCTTAGTGGACGCGCTTACAAAACTATCGACTACACAGCTACCCTAAGCGTAGAAATGTATGCAGACTGGGGCGCAGCGGGTTCGCTTTGCGACGCACTATTTGACGCAACAGGCGCAGCGGGAGATACCGCTATTGCTGCAAGTTTCGATTGTAACGGTTCAACTTTTACTTGCAACGTCTTTCCTAACTTCCCAGCTATTGGCGGCGGAGCAACAGACGTACTAACGACAACAGTCGAATTTGTAGTAGAAGACGGCAGCGTTTCACGCGCTTAACTAAGAGAACAGGGCACTAAATGAAATACGAAATTACTACCCAACAGGGCGAAAAGTACATAGTGAGCGACAACGACGCTTGGTTATGGATTGAATTAGAGCGGGAAACTGGTCTAACCATGAAACAAGCAAGCGTAAAAATGGCTGAAGGGTCTTTAGATATAATTACCGCGCTTTTGTTTAAGGCGGCATTTATAGATAAGAAAACCGCAATTAAAACGCATAAAGCTTGGGTTCAAGAAGAATTTGAAACTTTTGACGTGGTGAGTGAAGACCCAAAAGACATGAAGGCGGAAGCCTTAGAAGAAGTTTAATAGCAGTTGCCGTTAATACAGGCATACCGCTAAACGACTTGTTTAGTTGGTCGCTCACAGACATTAACACCGCTTATGAGTTGATAGCAGAAAGGAACGGGCACAATGTCAGATAAACAAACAGTTAAAATTGTGCCTGACCAGCGGCAACTTAGAGGACTTTACGCAGCTTTTAGAAACATGGACGAAGCCAGTAAAAACGCACTTAAAACAGAAGTGACAGGTATTAGTGCTTGGTCTGCCGACCAGCTAAGAAGTAGTTATGTTTATAACCCTTTTCCTAAACAAGCTGAAATAGTAATAGCGACAGTACGACCAAATAAAGACCGTATACCTAACGTAACCATAGGCGGCAGTAAAGGGCGCTTTAGTGGTGGAGCGGTATCGGGGCAAGTTTTATTTGGTTCGGAATTTGGCGGACCTTCTTATTTCCCTAATGGCGGTAGGCGTTTTCCTTTCAGGTCAGAGCCTAAAGGTCGCGGTAATGTCGGCTATGGCATTTTTAAAAAGTTATCAGAAATCCAACCGCAGCTTACGGCTCGTTGGAAGTCTGCCGTAGAAACTCACGTTATAAAGAAATGGGCAGATAATGGCTGATATTAGAACGCTTAAACTTAACCTTTTAGCAGACGTAGACCAATTTGGGCGCGGCATGGCGCAAGCCAATAACGATACAGACACGCTACAAAAAGGAATGTCTGACAAGTCCAAGAAAATGGTTAAGGCATTAACAGCGGTTACTATTGCTGTCGGTGCTATGGCTATTGCTTTAGGGGTAGACGCGGTTAAGGCAGCTGCCGAAGATGAAGTAAGCCAAGCCAAATTTAGGGAAAGCCTTAAAGATAGTACAGGCGTTACAGATGCTTATGTAGATAGCCTGGACAAAGTCATTGAAAAAATGCAGTTTATGTCGGGCTTTAGCGACGGCGAACTACGCGACAGTTTGGGACGTTTAGCACGTTCGACAGGCAACACGCAAGAAGCCCAAGACCTGTTAGAACTTTCTATGGATATTAGTCGCGGCACAGGAAAAGATTTAACTACAGTCGCAGACAATTTAGCCAAAGCTTACGACGGTAACGAGGGCGCACTAAAGCGTATGGGCGTGCCGCTAGACGACAATATTTTAAAGTCTGGCAATTTTAAAGACATTACGGACGAACTTACCCGCTTATTTGGTGGACAAGCTAGCGAATACGCCGACACTTACCAGGGTAAATTAGACATTGTAAACCAGCGTTTAGGCGAATTTAAAGAAGGCGCTGGTAAAGGCTTAATTGATGTTTTGGGTACGTTGCTTTCGACAGTAAACGACGTCGCAAAAGGATTTAGTGGTGAAGACCCAGACGGTTTGAGCAGCCGCGCTAGAGAACTTGCGGGAGAGTTTGAAGGCAACGGGGCTAACAGTTTGGGCGGGTCACTTAAAGCGGTGGCAACAGCCTTTGAAGATTTATTTACAGCTTTAAACAGTTCGGACGCAGAAGGCGGTACAAGCGCTTTAGAGAAAATCGCAGGCGCACTAGAAACTTTTGCAAACGCACTTAACTTGGTTACAAGTGCTTATGAAAAGGCACAAGGTTTAGGAAAAGCCTTTAGTAGCAGCAAAATTGGTGGTTTTGTTTTGCGCGGTGAAAACTTAGTAAACACGCCATTTAACCAGCGCGCCGCAGGTGGTTCGGTTATGGCTGGACAGCCTTACCGCGTAGGAGAATTTGGAAGCGAAATATTCGTACCAAGTGGTTCGGGCAGTATCCGTCCAGATAATGGCAGCGGCGGTAACACCTTTATTTTTAACGGCGTAATAGACGGCGAAAGCGCACGCCGAAGTATTGAGCGTTTACTACAAAATAGCGCCAGGCGTACAGGAGCAGTAAGCCTAGTAGGGGCTACATTGTGACAACTTATAGCCCCAACCCAACCGTAGAGTTTGACGGCGGGCTAACTTTTGCGGATAACACTATTTCCAGCATTTCCATTAGGGCAGGGCGTAACGACGTCTTAGAGCAACCGCAGCCGTCTTACGCTCGTATTGAACTATGGACAGACGCCAGCGAACCCCTAGCAGTTAATTTGAGCGACGCTGTAACCGTTTCAATAGACAAAGGCACAAGTGGGCAAGAACAAATTTTTTCAGGCATTATTTCAGACGTCGAAATTTCTTTAGACGGCTACGGCGATATTGGAAGTATTGCGCGTTACACCCTTACAGCTGTAGGCGCTTTAGCGCAGCTAAATAAAAGACTTGTAGGCGCTTCAGGATTTAGTAAAGAGTTTGACGGTACACGGGTATTTAACATACTTGCGGAAGCGTTTTTAACTTCTTGGCTAGATGTAAACCCTACGCTTACTTGGCAGCAATTACCTACGCAGACAACTTGGGCAACTTATGACGCCACTAACGAAGCGCTAGTTAATGCTCTTTCGACTACCGTAGACGTACCAGGGGAATATGAACTAACCGTTTATAACGGCGGCGAAACTAACGCTTACGAGCTAGTGCAACAGGCTGCCCAATCAGGGCGCGGGGTTTTGTGGGAAGGCGGCGACGGGCATTTACATTACGACGACTACAGCGCACGCCTGGACAACACGCCACTAACGCTTACAGACGACGACATTTTAGCCAGAGGTCTTAGAACTACCGCCCAATGGTCAGAAATTGTAAATGACGTAACCGTAACTTATAAGGCTAACGCCAGCAAAACAGCCCGCGACGAACAAAGCGTTATTTTATATGGGCAGTTAGCGGGCACACGGGCAACCCAATTAGAGCAGGCTAGCGCTGCCCAAGACCAAGCTAATAGTTTTTTGACGTCCCGCAGCTACCCGCGAACCTATCCAGAGATTATTACTATTCCTTTACACAGCCCGACAGTATCGGACGCCACAAGGGACGCTTTAACCGCTGTTTACAATGGTTTACCCGTCGTAACTAATGACCTGCCAGCCGTATTTGGAACTACCTTTAGCGGGTACGTCGAAGGCTGGACATGGAACTTAACCAGATATACCGCCGAATTAGCTTTAACTTGTTCGGCGTTTTACGAAACATACCCGCATTTAGTTTGGTTTCAAATACCAGTTACTACGACTTGGGCGGGGTATACTCCTAATACCAACACATGGGAAGATTTATAAACTATGGCTACTACGACAAATTACAGCTGGAGCACTCCAGACGATACAGCGCTAGTAAAAGACGGCGCTAGCGCAATAAGAACTTTAGGCAGCTCGGTAGATACGACCCTATTTGGAATTACAAGCGGCAAAAATGTCGGCTTAGTTCATATCGCTACAACAAGTTTTACAAGCTCATCTACCGTAAACGTAAATAATTGCTTTACATCTGCATTTAAAAATTACAGAGTTTTAATTCAGCAAGAATATGGTGGTACAGACCCAGTAGATTTACGTTTAAAGCTAAGGGTAGGCGGCGTAGATAATTCTGCGGGCGTTTATTCCACTTCTTCTTGGCTTGTAGACCCAGGCGGCACAGCCAACACAGGTGAAGCTGCAAGTGGTAACGGTTGGAAATTTGAAAGCACAAACAAAATGTTTGCAGCATCATTGGACATTTTTAGACCACAAGAAACAATCGTGACAACGGCACATGGTACTAACGCGCATCTTTACCAGAGCAGCCCACGTGTCGTTATGACTGGTTTTGTTCATAATGCTGCGACTTCTTTTGACGGATTTAGTTTGCTTTGGGGTTCGGCTATTACTGGCTCGGTACAAATCTTTGGATATAGGAATTCATAATGACAAATGAAATTTTAATTGCACACGAATACGACGCCGAAACTGGGGAAACCACCGAGCGCCCATTATCTGCAGAAGAAATTGCAGACTTAAAAGCAGCTAATTTGGAAGCCGCAACAATACAAGCCCAACGTGAAGCCAAAGCAGCTGCAAGAGTTAAAGCACTTGCCAAACTTAAAAAGTTAGGTTTAACCGAAGAAGAAATAGCCGCTTTGTAATGAGCGTTTTAACGTGGCTAGCCCATAGCCCTTTAGCTTCTTTTTTTAAGGTTTTTGCAGCTGGGGTTTTGGGCTGGGTACTTATAAACGCAGACAGTCTAGGCTTACACCCAGCGTTAGCGCTTGGACTAGCTGCGGGTCTGCCTATTGTTATTAACTGGTTAAACCCAGAATACGACAACTACGGCAGGGCTAATTTAGATGTATCCGATTAAAGCACCTATAGTTACATTTCCTTACGGGGCTAAATACAAAAACGGCACACTTCATAAGGGCGTAGACTTTCGCGCCAATAAGACCCCAATAACGGCAGCTGTAGGCGGCGTAGTAGTCCATGCAGGGCGACACGTTTACAAAAAGGGCTGGGGTTATGCTTTCGGGGTTCACGTCATTATTGACAATGAGCGTTTTACAGACGGCACAGCGGGCTTATGGGCGGGTTATTGCCACCTATCGGCAGTTGGTGTCAAAGTTGGGCAACGTGTCGCAGCGGGCGATTTAGTGGGCATTTCGGGCAACACAGGGCGAAGCACAGCGCCGCATTTGCATTTTCAAATACTAGCTAGCCGTACCTGGTCACCAAATAAGCACCGAAACCCGCAGAAATGGCTAGACGCATGAGCCAATACATAAGCGTTAAGTCAGATGCCAAAAGCAACCCGCCTAGTCAAAACCTACCTACGGACAAATGGCAAACAATAGAAGCTGGCGGAATTACTAAATTAGTACCTAACGAAAACAGCGAAGTAGGCGCGTTATGGGCTTGCTACTTAAACGTAACTACACCGAAGTTAGCAGGGGCTACCGAACTTACCCTTAAATGGGTTCGGGACTTTAGCGGTATAAACGACGCTACGGGTTATACGACGATACCCCTGAAAAAAGGCGGTACAACTTTTGTAACAAATATGTGGGTATTCAAAGCCAAAAAAGGGCAGCCAGTAACCTTACAGGTTAAGGCTAACGGGAAGGCTACAGTAAGCACGCGGGAATTAAAGCTAAGTATTTCATAATGGAAATTTTGTTAAACGTCGCGCAAGTAGCCGCCGCTATTATGACTATTGCAGGAGCTGTAGGAATGTTTGTTAAGTGGGCAGTAGTTAAGCCAATTAAACTTTACATAGACCAGGCGACAGCCCAAATAGCCCCAAATGCTAACGGCGGACGCTCATTAAATGACCTTGTGGACAAGGTAGACGACCTTAAAACAATGCTGAACAACCACATAAAAGACCACGACACGCCGAAATAATTTAACCTACTTGCCACACTTGCAACAGTATGCAACAATCAAGCAACAGGGAAAGGGACTTATGGAAAAGTACCTAACAGCAAAACAAGTAGCGGACAAGCTACAAGTAAACCGCACTACTTTGTGGCGCTGGGAAAAGAACGGAACGCTCAAGCCGCTAAAAATTGGCGGGGTCAAGCGATACAGTCAAGACCAAATAGACAAAAAATAGATAACAAAGGAACAGGGCGAACAAATGGGACTACTAACATTTTTTGGGTTTTGTGTATTTTTTGCTATCGGCTTTGTAGTCGGTGCATTAGTACAAATTCAAAAGCATGAAGAAGAAAAGCACCAAGCAAGAATTGCTTACTGGCGTTGGGCTCGTAGTGGCGAAAACATTGAACACCAGATGCAGCGCGACGGGTGGACACTATGAGCTACGACATTAGCGACTATGTAGACGTTAAGACCCGTATAGAAATGCTGTATGCGAAGTATCCAGAAGCTTCTATCCAGTTTGAGTACATGGGCGTAATGGAAGGTAACCCCGACTTTATTTGGGGTATTGCTAGGGTCTACAGAAGCCCCGAAGACTTGTTACCATGCACGGGCACTTGCAGCGAATTAGCGCAAGGTAAGACAGCCTTTACACGCGGTAGCGAATTAGCAAACCTTGAAACGAGCGCTATTGGGCGGGCTATCGGGGCGCTGGGTATTGGGCTAGGCAAGTCAATGGCAACCAAGCAAGAAGTAAACGCCGCGCAAGCTAGACAAGTTACGCCTGCAGCTGCCGAACCTGACCCCTGGGCTAAACCTGACGAAGATTACCCAACAGTCCCACAATGCTTACACGGCAATATGCGACGTAAGACAGGGTTAAAGAAAAACGGCGACCCTTACGCGGGCTATGTCTGCACGGTAGGCGGCACAGCTGACGAATGCAAAGCTAAGTGGGACAAATGAGCCACCAAATACGCAGTATGGAAATGCACTTAAAGAATACTTGGGAGTTCGACAAATGGGGCTTTACTGGGTCTATGGGCGACCTCGTTACCTTAAGCGACGTAGACGGGTTTTATTGTTATTACCTGGAAACAGGCTACAAATTTCTAATGGTCGAAATGAAACATTGGGACGGTACGGGCGAAACACCGCGCATAAATTTAAGAAGTGGGCAGGCTGTAGCGCTTAAACACCTGGCAGCGCAAAAAAACTTTACCGTTTTAATCGGTTACGGCGACACAAGTACCCAGACCGTACACGCTGCCGAAGTATGGAAGAACGGCGTAACTTACGAAGTCAATTTTAAAGAAGCGTTAGAAAAATGGTGGAACTATGCCAAACGATAACGACATAGAGCGCTGCACCTGCGGCGCTTGGTATTACATTGGGAAGCCGTGCGGCTTTTGTGAGAAATGGAGAAACAGGGCATGACACCACAAGAAACAGAAAAAGCCTATGATGCAGGCTATGTAAATGCTTTACTGCAGCTGAAATTGCATATTAACGCTTTTGTAGATAAGCCAAATAGCCAGATTAAAAAGGTATTTGACTTAATAGACACAATGCTAGAAGTAACGGAAGATAAATTCATATGAGCGACGAAGTATGGAACAGTATTAAAGCTAAGGTCTATGGTCATTATTTAGCAGCTCAAAGCTTGCCCGAATACTGCAAGGGCTGTGGACGTACGACAACTCCAAGCGATTTAGGCTATGACCCATACACCCAAGAAAGGTTATGGGTTACCTATTGCTGCGGCACTATGGATAAGTACGTCGAAAAGGTTATAGACGATAGTTAGACAAAAGCGACACGCCCTAAACCTTGAACCATTAGGACGTGTCGCGGTTACCTGTGATACGGTAACAAGCCTTGCGAACTTACTAATAAGTATAACTTAGGGCGTGCTAATAACACGCTAAACCGCTGTTTGAGAGCGTACTATTAGTATGGATTTATAAGCCCATACAGGCAGAAATGCGAGCTTAAAAGGTGTACTTGAAACGAGCCGCCCAAGTATTTGTAGCAAAACTTTTTAAGCATATGGCGCGGCTGGACATTAGTCCCCATGACGACCCACACGAAAGCGACGGGTTAAGAAATGGTGTTAAGTAAAGCCATTCCTTGCCTACTCAAGCTCAGGGTTAAACCTTGCTAACCTTACTAAGTGGATTATGTGCAAGTGCCTAAGAGCGACTTAGTGCAGTATGTAGCAAGGGTAAATGCACTAATACAAGACCATGACAAACAAACGCAAGAACTAAGCGACATAAGGGCATTAGCAGACATAGTAAACGAAACATGGCAGAGCAGATTAGACCTATTAGCTGACTACATACTGGACTTAAATCCTAAAGAAACAAGCACTTACGAGCGGGGTCTAATGAAGGCTTACGAGATAATGAAAGGGCAACATGAGTAAGCACGGACTAAGGGGTAATACCACTAAGCGCGAAAGCCTACGGGCTCAAGCCTTTAGAATGTACGGGAAAACCTGTAACTATTGTGGTGAGATAGGGCAAGAAGTAGACCACGTTATAGAACTAGCTGCAGGTGGTGACAATAGCATAGAGAACTTGCAAGTACTATGTAAGCCTTGCCACAAGGTTAAAACCGCTAAGTACAATTCAAACCGTTTAAAGGGCACTAGGGGCGTTTTTTCTGAAGCACCCGCACCCCGACACCTGTCCATGCTGTTTCTCTCCCCTACGCTCGTTTCTAGCCCGCCTATGGCAGATAATTCCAAACTATGACCAATAAAAACTTATCTAGCCAAATCGAACCTTATGAAATAAGCCAAAACCTAGAAGTGGCAATAGAAGCTGCCGAATGGCTAACAATGACAGACGCGGGAGCAATAGCCCTAACTAGACGCCTTGCTTATGCTTTAGATACTAGCTTTAACATGGGCGAACTAAAGGAAGTGCCCGCCCTTGCCGCAAGGTTCACCCAAATACTGGCACAATTACATTTAACGGTGGAAACACGTTTACAGGGCAATAAGGAAGAAGAAAACAATGGACTTGGATACGTCGCAGACTATTTACGGGTTCTCGAAGCCACGCCTACAAAGTCCAAGCCTAAAACTGCCTAGCGCGGGGCAAGTTGTAATTGACCTTGCCGCCGAATTTGGGCAGCCGCTTTTACCCTGGCAAGAGTATGTTGTAAACGACGCTTTACAAATGACACCCGAAGGTAAATGGGCTAAGTCAAATGTAGGCATTTTGGTAGCACGCCAAAATGGGAAAACGGCGTTAATGCGCCAGGTCTTTTTAGCCCACCTATACGTTTTTGGTAGTAAACAAATTATTGCTATGGCTCAAACCCGCCAGCTAGCCCTAGACACTTTTAAGCAAACCGTAGATATGGCGGAAAGCCTAGAATGGACGCGCAAGCGCATTAAGCGGGTTAGCCGTACTAACGGGCAAGAAGAGCTGGAAATTTACTGCCACCACTACCCTAAGAGCTGCAGCGAAAAATGCCAGCGAATTAGGAAATACAGTATTAGGGCGGCAACGTCGGAAGGCTCACGCGGTAGCACCGCAAACTTACTTTATGTAGATGAACTGCGAGAAATTAGCGAAGAAGCCTGGCAAGCTGCTGTACCCTTAACCCGAACTACAGGCGGGCAAACTTGGATAACTTCAAACGCAGGCAGCGAAGCAAGCACGGTTTTAAACAGCCTGCGAACCCGCGCCCTTATGAACCAATCGCCCCGAATGGGCTGGTATGAATGGAGCGCCGCAGAAGGCGCACAAGTGAACCCGCCAGACATTAGAGCAATACAGCAAGCAAACCCCGCACTTGGTCATTTGATAGACCTTGAAAGTATTTTAGATAGCGCCAAATTTGATACTAAGGAAGCATTTCAGACCGAAAGCTTGTGCGTTTGGGTTAGCAGTATGTCGAGCCCCTGGAACATGGACAAATGGAATTTAGGCGAACAAGAAATAACCATGACGGACGGGCTGCCTACTTACATGGGGCTAGACCTAACCTTTAACCGTGAAAAGGCTTATTTAGTAAGCGTACAAGAAACGCCTGACAATAAGTTAGCGGTGTTTGTGCATGAATGGTTTAAAGACGGCGGAATAAACGACGTAATGCTAGCGGGAGAAATTGCCGAACTTGCTAGACGCTTTAACCCTAGAATTTTAGCTTATGACCCTAATACGGCTGGGTTTATTCAACCGCACCTAGCAAGGGCGCAAGTAAATGCCGTGCCCACACCCTGGAGCAGCGCGGGTTTTGCTATCGCCTGCGACCAGACACTAAACGCCATGAACAGCGAGCGCCTAATACACGCGGGGCAAGAAGTTATGTATGAACACCTGGTAGCTTGTGCCAGACGTCCCGCAGGCGACGGCGGCTGGAGAATTGCGCGACGCGCCGCGACTAATCCAATTAGCGCGGCAGTAGCTTTAGTTATGGCAGTAGGGCACGCTACCACGCCACAAGCCGAACCTGTGATAATGTCAGCCTGACCCTGTTTACAGGTTCTCCGAGGTTCGCGCCTAACGCTTATGAGGGGTCAAGAACTTACTGGACGTTAGGCGCGACACGGTGAACAGCGTTACAAAGTGTTGCATTATTAGCAACCTATTTAAATAAACCGCATACTAATAACATGGGTTTACTGGACGTATTTTCACTTACTTCAGAAATAAAGGCAGCCGAAGAAACTACGGTTACAGCTGCAGTTAATGTATTACCTAGCCAAAATTTCGCACCCTTCTTTATGTCGCCTTTTACTACGCGACAAGAAGCTATGGAAGTACCAGCCGTAGCTAGAGCGCGGTCTATTATTTGCGGTACAGCTGCTAGCCTTCCATTACACGCTTACAACAAAACTACAAACGCCGAAATTTATGGGCGCACAATTCTAGAACAGCCAGACCCAGCGCTTCCTACAGCCGTAACTATGAGCTGGACATTCGACGATTTACTATTTCACGACGTCGCCTATTGGCAGGTTTTAGAAGTTTCGCCAGACGACGGACGACCTACACGCGCCCGCCGCATTGACCCGTTAAGAGTTAGCTACAACACCGACGGGCTTACAGGTATTGTTATCGACGGCTTTTATGTAGACGGCAATTTAGTTCCAATGAGCGGCGTTAGTTCTCTAATTGTTTTTTACGGTCTTGGAACAGGCGGAATTTTAAGCCGTGCAGGGCGCACAATTAAGACCGCGCTAGACCTTGAAAAAGCCGTAAGCCGAATGGCTGAAGAACCAGCCCCAGCTATGTATATTAAAAATAGCGGTGTAGACCTTCCAGCCGCTCAAGTATCTAGCCTTTTGGCAAACTGGAAAGCTGCACGCGCCCAGCGTTCAACCGCTTACCTATCTGGAAACCTTGAAGTGCAGGCTTTCGGTTTTGACGCTACACAAATGGAACTAAGTGCGAACCGTATGAACACGGCTACAGAAATAGCCCGACTTATGAACATTCCCGCATGGTATCTAAACGCTGAAAGTACAAGTAGCACCTATTCGAATACTTTACAGGAACGTCGCTCGTTGATTGATTTGAGTTTGATGCCGTACCTTATCGCGGTGGAAGGTCGTCTATCTATGGACGATATAACCCCAATGACCCAGCGCGTACGTTTTGAAGTTGAAGAATACCTACGCGGCACAGCCTTAGAACGTATCGAAGTAATTGGGCGAATGTTAGAACTAGGACTAATTGACATTAACGAAGCCCGCGAAATGGAAGACCTAGCACCAAGAGGAAGCGAAACTAATGCAAATTAACTTTGACGGCAAAATTTTAGCCGCAGACGTACCTAATAGGACTATTACAGGAATGGTCGTACCCTTCGGCGTTTCTGGTCGAACCAGCGCAGGCGAAGTAGTATTTGAATTTGGAAGTTTCCAACAGTTCAAAGCTGAAGAAATTATTTTGAACAAAGAACACAGCCGAACAGACCCACTAGGGCGCGGTATTGCAGGAAGTGAAGTTATTACACCTGCAGGTATTTCTATGGCTTTTAAAATAGCTCCTACTACCGCTGGAACAGACGCCCTAATTGAAGCCGCCGAAGGTTTACGCCCCGCTTTTAGTATCGAAGCTAGTGCGGACGAATACACAATAGACAAAGGCGTAATGCGCGTAAGCGCTGCCACCTTGCAGCAAGTCGCACACGTTACAAACCCCGCTTTTAAAAGCGCTTTAATAAGTGACGTCGCAGCTAGTGAAGAAGAAGAAAGCGACACCCCAGAAACCCCCGAAGCGACAGCCGCCGAGGAAAATCCAGAAGGAACAATTATGGAAAACGAAGAAACCGTAGTTGAAGCCGCAGAGGAAGTAGCAGCACCAGCTGTTATTCAGGCTGCCGCTCCAATTCGCACAGCACCACGAAGCCCAATCGTAGACGGAACTTCTTACCTAGAGCACAGCATTAAAGCTGCTATGGGTAACGACGATAGCCGCCAGTACGTTAGAGCAGCGGACGAAAGTACCTCCACCAACACGGGTCTAACCCTGCCTACCCACCTTCAAGAGTTTATTTCTACAACTATTGACGGACGCCCAACTATCGACGCAATTTCACGCGGCGTTTTGCCAGCTTCAGGAATGAGCTTCACAATTCCTAAGCTAACTCAAGCGCCAACAGTTGCAGATGTAAACGAAGGCGACAGCCCATTTGGAACACCTATGACTTCAAACTACCTAACCGTAGATGTTCAGAAGTACGCAGGCGCTTCGAGAATTAGCTGGGAGCTCATTGACAGAAGCTCGCCCGCCTTTCTCACCGAGCTCCTAAGGGAAATGGCTGCAGCTTACGCTAAGGCAACAGACCTTGCAGTAGTATCGGCGCTTCTATCAGGTGGAACAGATGCAACCGCAGTAGCAGGTACAGCAACAGGTTTACAGTCCTTTATCTCAACCGAAAGCGCTGCCGCTTACTCAGGTTCGGGTAACTTCGCTCGTAACCTTGTAGCGAATACTACAAACTGGTCGAACATTATGGGATACCAGGACGACAGCAAGCGCCCACTTTACACCGCCGCTGCACCTTCAAATGCACCTGGCGCTGTAAACGGTACTTCAATTGTAGGAAACGTATTAGGCACAAACCTATTTGTAGACCCACACATTGGAGCAGGCGCAGATGAAGGTATGATTTTGGTCGCACCTGAAGCTGCTACCTGGTACGAAAGCCCAGTACGCCAAGTTCGCGTAGATGTAATTGGGTCAGGCGAAATCGAAGTTTCCGTTTACGGTTACGGCGCTATCGCAGTTAAGAAGCCTTTGGGCGTTCGCGTTTACCAACAGAGCTAAAACACCCAAATAAACGTAGGGGCGGTGCTGCCCTGTGCCGCCCCTACACCCCAATTTTGAAAGGTTAAACCTATGGCAATTATTAGCATTAGTGAGTTAAAGGCTGTACTTGGCATTGGTTCAATTTATTCAGACGCAGTAGTTCAGCAAGTGGCAGACGCCGCTAGCGACATTATTTTAAGTTACCTAGACTTTAACCGCTCAAGTATTGTTACGGTAGAGCTAGTAGATAACGTAGCTACTTTTTTTACAGCCGAGCCACACGATTTTGTAGTAGGTTCAGCGCTCACAATTTCAGCCTGCGGTAATACCTTTAATGGTTCTCGCACGGTTACCGAACATAGAGCAGATAGATTTAGCGTAGCAATTACAGCTGCAGACGTAATAGCAACACCGCTACGCCCATACGGTAAAGCCGTGCTAACTTCGCAGGCTACCCTGTTTGACACAAACGCAAGCGTACGCGAAGCCTGTTTAGCCCTAGCGGTGGACATTTGGGAAACCCAGAAGGGCACAATGGGACAACAGGGGGTAGATTTTGCACCTGCTCCGTACCGTCTAGGGCGCTCTATGTTGCAACGCGTAATGGGTCTACTAGGTAAAGACGTAGACACAAATAGCCTGGTGGGATAATGGCAGACCTAGTTAGCCTGCGTAACGCTCTAGCAAGCGCTCTAAGCGCCGCAGGGCGTGTAGTTTATGCGTTCCCTAGAGAACAAATAACCCCGCCT